GAAGACACAGTACAGAATATTTTTTACAAAGAGTGGTGTCGCAGAAAATGCCACAGGTGGGATCATTTGTGTGCTTAGAGGGCAACAGTTTGAGTTTGCTGAGTTGAAAGGTATACGACCTACAGCAACAGATACATTTGTATCTTCAGGTAACGTCATAGCTATACACGGATCAGGTGATGGATTTGTGTACAGGCAAGAGTCAGGCAATGATTTTGATGGCACAGCCATACTCGGAAGATACCGTAGTCCTGATCTAACAATGAACGATCCGGGGATACGAAAGAACATGCAAAGGGTGATAGTTAACTATGCACCTGAATCTTCTATTGACGCAGACCTATTTATTCGGTATGATTATGAGAGTAGAGAATCTGCACGACCTGCAGCATATCCTTTAGACTCTAGTGACATAGCAGCCATATACGGCACTGCAACCTACGGTTCAGCATCATCGGCATCAGGAACATACGGAGGTGCATCACAACCTTTGGTAAGGCAACCAGTAGAAGGATCTGGCTTTGCAGTAGCCTTACGAGTAAATGATGGGGGAACAACTGCACCTTATTCATTAAAAGGATTTCAATTAGAATATCAATTAGGAGCTAGAAGATAAATGGGAGCAACCTATACCAGACAATCTTCCTATACTGACGGAGACGTAATAACTGCGGCTCATACCAATGATGAGTTTAATCAGTTATTAGCAGCCTTCCAAGCAACTACAGGACATACCCATGATGGCACAGCCAATGAGGGTGGCCCTATAAGTAAGCTGTTAGACAACACACTTACATTCGGTGCAGGAACAGCAGGAACAGATATAACAATTACCTTTGATGGTGAAACATCAGATGGTGTACTAAAATGGATGGAAGATGAAGACTACTTCGAGTTTAGTGACGACATACTTATCGCTTCTACAGAGAAGCTACAATTTAGAGATACAGCAATATACATCAATTCCAGTACGGATGGACAACTAGACATTGTTGCAGATACAGAGATACAGCTTGCAGCCACAACAGTTGATCTTAACGGTAACTTAGATGTATCAGGATCATTAACATTAGGTGGCACAGCAATTACTGCCACTGGTGCAGAATTAAATATACTTGACGGTGTTACATCTACTGCATCAGAACTTAACTTAGTAGACGGTATAACAGCAGGCACAGTATCTGCATCAAAAGCAGTTATAGTAGATTCTAATAAAGACATAAGTGGTTTTAGAAATTTAAGTATCACAGGTGACTTGACAGTTGCAGGTGACGATATCACTATGGGTACAAACACTGCAGGTAATTTACTTGTTGCAGATGGCACAAACTTTAACTCTATAGCAGTAGGTGATTTATCAGAGATATCTTCTGTAGCTAACGATGACGTGTTTGTAGCAGTAGATACTTCAGGTGGTGGTCTTAAAAAAATTACAAGAAGTGCAATTGTAGCAGGACTTGCTACATCAGGTGCTATATCAAACGTATCAGAAGATAGTACACCCCAGTTAGGTGGTGACTTAGATGTAAATGGTAATGCTATAGTATCTGTATCAAATGGCAATATTGCACTCACACCAAACGGATCAGGTGTTGTGAGAATAGATGGCTCTAACGGTATTGATATACAATCAGGTGCTATATCTATTAAGAACTCAGGAACTCAATCTTATGTAGATTTTTACTGTGAATCATCAAACGCACACTATGCAAGATTACAAGCTCCTGCACACTCAGCATTTTCAGGGAACATAACATTAACTTTACCTGCTACTACAGATACAATTACAGGTATTGCAGCAACACAAACTTTAACAAACAAAACATTAACAAGTCCAAAGATAAACGAAGATGTAGCAGTTACTGCAACTGCAACAGAAATAAATATACTTGATGGTGTAACATCTACAACTGCAGAACTAAATATATTAGATGGCGTTACATCTACGGCTTCTGAGCTTAACATTCTTGATGGAGTAACATCGACTGCTTCAGAGTTAAACTTAGTTGATGGTTCATCTGCAGGTACAATAGTAAACAGTAAAGCAGTTATCTATGGCTCTAGTGGTGAAGTAAATGCAACAACATTACAGATTGCAGGAACTTCTATTACATCCACTGCAGCAGAATTAAATATCCTTGATGGTGTAACTACTACAGCATCAGAGATAAATGTAATTGATGGTGATACGTCTGCAACATCAACAACATTAGCAGATGCAGACAGAGTAGTAACAAACGACAATGGAACAATGAAACAGGTTGCATTATCAGATGTTAAAACATATCTAACAAGTGCAGGGTTCTCTTCAGAAGATCCAACAGCACTTGCTATAGCGTTAGGATAATAATATGGCAAACACATTTAAAGTGGTAACTAAGGCAGGAGTGACCAGTGAAGATGTTATATATACAGTAGCAGGTTCTACAACAACAGTGGTGTTAGGAATTATGCTTGGTAATACAACAACGAGTCAAGTTACTGCAACAGTTACTTTAAGTTCAGATACATCAAATAGAGCAGGTGCTAACAACGAAGCAAACCAAGACGTTGAGTTAGTAACCAATGCTCCCATACCTTCAGGTTCATCTCTTGAATTACTTGCAGGAAACAAAGTAGTTATGGAAACAACAGATGTATTAAAATTAACAGCATCAGGTGCGACAGACATAGCACTGTCTATTATGGAGATCACGTAATGGGATATGTAGGTAATCCACTTCCTGCAAACTTTCAAGCTTCACCTGCCGTAGTAAGATTTAGTGGTGATGGAAGTGATACTACATTCGCATTAGGTAGAACAATCTCAAATGTCCAAGACATACTTGTATCAGTTGATGGTGTTGTTCAAGATAGTGCTGCTTATACTATTCCTGATGGGTCTACTCTTACTTTTAGTGCAGCTCCTTCCAGTGGGACAAACAATATCTTTGTATATTTTTTGGAGTTAGCAGGTGGCAACATTACTCCTGCAGCAGAGAACAAAGGTAACTTCAAAGGTGGTGGATTGTTTAGAACTAATGCACAATCATTAGGTGCAAACATAACAATACTTGCAACCGAAAATGCAAACGTCACAGGACCTCTTACAATAACAAGTGGTGTAACATTGACAGTAGAATCAGGTGGAAGGCTCGTAACAGTATGAGTGAAATATTTGTAGATACAATACGTAAAACTGGTGGCTCACTAGGGACAGATATAAGAGTTAAGAATACATCTACCATTGAAGCAGGTAGTGGAACAAGTTTTACGCATAATTTGTCAGCATCGGCTTTAAAGTCTTTTGCTCATTTTGATGGAAGCGACAATAGTATTGGAGACAGTTTGAATGTTGGAACTGTAACAGATAATGGCACAGGTAATTATGTTTATAATTTTACCAATAATTTTGATTCAGATGAATATTCTTTTGCAGGAATGTGTAATGACATTAATTACGGTGGAGTTGTTTATAGAGAAATAGATGGTTCTAGTACAGGTGGTTTAGAAGTAAGACACAGACATAATAATGGTTCAGTACCTACTCAAAGTGACCCTGCTGATACAGGAGCAATAATGGCAGGAGACTTAGCATGAGTACCTTAAAAGCAAACACCTTTACAGGTACAACTTCAGCAGGTAGCATTGTTGTTACAGGAGAGGGTGGTTCTACCACAACGAACTTACAACAGGGGTTAGTTAAGTGTTGGGTGCAATTTGCAGGTTCGTCTTTATCAGGAACTGGCACTACAGGAGTAGATGACTCTTTTAACTTAACAAGCATGACAGATGATAATACTGGAAGATACACAGTTAATATTAACAATGACATGAATAATAATGACTATGCTGTTCATAGCACAATAGCACAAAATGCATCAGCAATAGGGGATTACATTACTAATTTTGCATCTCCTGCTACAGGGTCGGTTCAAGTTGGAAGTGCTACAAGAAGTGGTGCTTATGCAGATACGGCAGCACATTCTGTTACAATACACGGAGATTTAGCATAATGGCAAACGGAACAATAGCATTTGATACATTAACAACATCTGGTCAAATAAAAGGTGGCACAGAAAAATCTATTAACACAGATTTTGCTCTGTACGGAACAAACAAAGCATGGTTTTGGGCATTTAACTTTGCATCAGCAGATGACAGTTTTAACGTATCATCAATAACAGATGATGCAACAGGTAAGTGTAGTCCACAATTTACAAATCATTTTGCTAATGATGATTATGCTTGTGCAGGCACATCTTCTGATGGAGACGGAATCTTAAATCTTGATAGAGATTTACAAACAACTTCAAGTATTCAAAACACACATTTTGGTGATTTACAAGGAAGTGGCTCTTTTAATGATGCTACTTTTGGTATGATATATTGTGGAGCTTTAGCATGAATAAAATAAAAACACCAAAGTTTCAAGGCACACATTTATGGGATAGATTGTGTTGGGCAAGAAAACTTAGAAGGTAAACAATCAGACTATCGCATTGTATGGGAAGATCCAGAAACAGATGAGTGTGCAAAGATTACTGTTCCAGATCCTAACTGGATGGCTTGTGCATTACAAGGTGGCATACTACCACCTGTAGAAGTGTATTGGGCATTAGCAGAAGATGAAGCAAAGCCTGACTTCAAGAAGCATACACGAGGTTATTTGCTACATAACACGAAACCTATTGAAGCAATGACAGAAGAACAAGCAATA